CCTGACATTCAGTCTCATGGCGGCGGAAATTTCTGGCGACTTTTACGCGTCGCACGCTTCGGAATATTTCGCCAAAGAGGAGTACACCGACAAGGGCAAGAAGCGCCGGGATCTGCCAGCGAAGCATCTGGTGGCGGTTCAGGAGCAAGTCGGTAACTACGGAATCAGTCAGTGGCTTGCGCGAGACGCGATGCTCACGCTGATGGAAGAGGTAATCAATTCACAGAGGGGAGGCTTATGAAATGACGAAAGACGAGGCGCTCCAGGTTTGCCAAACGGCAATAGAGGACGCCCGGAAGCGGGTGGGGGTTGAACAGAAAATTCTCCAGCAGGAGCTGGAGCGAATGATGGAGGCGGATCCGGAATTGTTTGCTGCGTTTGCGCTGGTAGGCATATCGAAGCTCTCAGGGTCTCAGCAGGAAACGAAACACTGAAGTGCGCGCCGGTCGATGTGGCCGGCGCAACCCACCTAAGTAGTTGTACTAACGCCTTACGAGGACCGTATGAAAGCTTGGATTGTTGGAGGTGAGATTGTTCTGCTGACTGCGGGAATCGTCATCTGTATCGGTTTGCTGTTGTTTCCGGGGCGCTGAACAGCGCAGGTTAAACGCGCCGAAGTCAGAGAGGCGAAACCGGGTTCTCCGAACACCTGGGCGGTAAGCAGCAAAGGCAGCGTAACGCATACGACCCATCGTTCCCGTTACGTGAAGGTTTGGCGGCTAGGAGGTGTGCAAAGCCGCAGGGGTGGGAGGCGTGATGACTAGAGCCCCGCGCGAGGTGGATGCCAAACGATCCACTAAGTCTGGTCAAGGTAGCAACGAGGAACAGCAGTCGCAAAGCCGGAGACGGCGGGCATCGGCCCTTAAACGACTAGCACCCAGGGCAAAGCTACCCATGTGAGCCTTTCCATGCGTCTAGGTTGCGGGAAACAAACCGCGAGCAGAACCGAAAACGCAGAAATCCAGAGTGCTTTCGCTCTGGGGAGGGGAGGCTTGCTGACAGCGCAAAAGCCCCCGCCACGGTGAGGGGTTTAAAGAGCTTGGTAGGTAGAGATAGAGCGCGCGAGAGGCGAATCTCTGGCGGCGAAAAAGGAAACCCCGGCAATGCTGGCGGGCATTCCGGGGCTGGACCTAGACGACTAACTGGAGTCGAAAAGATGGCGAATAGTAACACAATGGATCTCGAACTCCGGCCGTTTCAGGCTGCAGCGATCCAGAGCTTACGCGCAGGCCTCAAAGAGGACTATTTGCGCCAGATGTTGTACAGCCCGACCGGTAGCGGCAAGACCGTGATGGCAACGGGCCTCGTCCAGGGCGCCCGCCTGAAAGGCAAGCGGGTCGCCTTCCTGGTCAACCGCGTGCAGCTCGTCGAGCAGACGTCTAAGACGTTTCGCCGGTACGGGATCGCGCACGGGATCATCCAGGGCGATAACACGCGCCGGGAGTACGAACACGTTCTGGTTTGCTCGATCCAGACAGTCGCGAAGCGCGGTCTGCCCGATGTTGACTTTATCGTTATCGATGAAGCGCATTCTGTTGCCGGCTCCAAAGACTACCGCGGCATCATCGAGACGTTTGTCGGTAAACCGGTGATCGGACTTTCCGCAAGCCCCTTTAGCAAGGGGCTGGGCAAGCATTACGACGCGCTGGGTGGTCCGTTGTTTGAGCGCATGGTCATTGCGGCGAGCATCGGCGAATTGATCGATGAAGGTTACTTGGTCGATTGCGATATCTATGCACCGTCCGAGCCTGACATGAGCGGAGTCAAACAGGCTCGCAACAAATTCGGCGAAATGGACTGGTCCGACATGGATGTCGGCAACGCAACCGACAAGCCGGAATTGATCGGCGACATCGTCTCGCACTGGTTCAAGTTGGCACGCGACACACCGACAGTTGTTTTTGCATCGAACATTGCGCATAGCAAGCACATTGTCGAGCAATTCTGTGCTGCCGGTGTTAAGGCAGAACACATTGATTGCTACGACGACACCGACGAGCGCCGGGCTACCCTGAAGCGCTTTGAAACTGGCGAGACCCGGATTATCAGCAACTCTGCCCTGCTGGCGGAAGGTTGGGATGCGCCTTTCTGCCAAACGCTGATTCTGGCGCGACCGACGAAAAGCCTGATCCGCTACCTGCAAATGGTAGGCCGAGTTCTGCGCCCACATGAAGGCAAAGAAAAAGCACTCGTACTCGACCACTCAGGAACGGTAAAGCTCCTCGGATTTCCCACAGACGATCTGCCGCTCGAGTTGGACGACGGCAAGCCTCGCCTGACCAAGGTCAAGCCAGGAGAAGAAAAGGAGCCGCCACTTCCGAAAGTGTGCCCGTCCTGTTCATTTATGAAGCCTCCGAAAGAGCACAAATGCTCGCGCTGCGGGTTCGAGCCCGAGAAGAGGTCTGATGTTCAGGTCGGCGATGGGGAGCTGCAACTGGTTACCAAGGGCAATAAGAAGGCGCCGAAGATGGAAAAGCAGGCTTTCTATTCTCAACTGCTGGCTATCTGCGCGATGCGCGGATACAGCGAAGGCTGGGCGGCCCATGCATACCGCGACTACTTCTCCGTCTGGCCAAAAGGCTTGGAGAAGTCCGCAATGGAGCCGACTGAGGAAATGAACAACTGGATCAAGTCGCGGAACATCCGCAACGCGAAACGTCGCCAGAAGGAGGCGGAGCGTGCAGCAGCCTAGACAAGACATTGTCGCGGAAGCAGAAGGACGTTGGCGGGACATTCTTGTGTCCCTTGGGTTTGAAACGCAGTTTTTGCAGAAAGGGCACTCACCCTGCCCTATGTGTGGAGGGAAAGATCGGTATCGATTCACCGACAAGATGCAGCGGGGAAATTGGATTTGCAACCACTGCGGGCACGGTGATGGATTCGACCTGCTAGAGAAAGTTTTTGGATGGAACTTCCTGCGGGCGAAAGAAGAGATTCAACGGGTAATTGGCACGGCGAGGCTACAGGTAGTGCGCAACGAGAAAACCGAAGACGAAATCAAGGCATCCATTCGGAAAACTTTAAGCGAGGCAAAAACCGTAGTAACCGGAGATCCGGTCTGGACGTACCTGAACAAACGCACTGGGATTGTCACGATACCGCGCGACATCAAGTTTCACCCGGCACTTTGGCACTCGGAGGCAGAAAAGCGGTTTCCCGCAATGCTGGCGATCCTGCGATACCCGAACAACGTGGGCGCATCGGTTCACAGGACGTATCTCACATCGGACGGACAGAAGGCGCCAGTTGAGAAAGCAAAGAAGTTGATGTCGGGCTTGCCCATTAACAGTTCATGCGTGCGACTCAGTGAAGTTGAACCCCTGATAGGGATCGCGGAGGGAATCGAAACAGCCTTGGCCGCATCCGTTGTGTTTGGCTTTCCGGTGTGGGCTGCGACCAGTTCGGTAGTGCTTGAAAAGTGGGAGCCGCCAACCGGAATCAGGGAAGTCGTGATCTGCGGCGACAACGATACGAGTTACGCCGGACAGGCTTCTGCCTACAGCCTGGCTAAAAAGCTCAGGACCAAAGGGCTTTTAGTCTCTGTTCGAATACCGGACCCTGAAGATACCGACTGGGCCGATACGTTGAAGGTGGGCCATGTTGGATGATCAGCGACCCCGAGAGATTGCTCGAAGTTGTCGAGGAAATAATGAGTTGGTCGCTGCAAGAGCGGCGCGATTACATCGCCAATATAGCCAAGGCATTCGGCCAACAGGCGGCGCAGCAGATACGGGATGCTTTAACGGAATTGTGGAGGTTACGAAAGTGAATCAAATTGTGACCACGCCAGGTAGCACTACTAATTTGAAGGGGGAGTGAAATGGCATCAAACCGAAAGCCGCGCCGGCCGTACAAGCAAAAGCAGGTCCAAACCGATGCCGTCATGTTCCTGATGAACGGCGACGACCCGCTCGACCAGTCTTTGCGCACGACGATCCTGACGACCGTACACGGGTCGGCAGCGAGCCTCGCGCGTGGATCGAACGACAAAGAGGCGTGGAACATCATCGTAAATGCCTTGAATATCGCGCTGGTGTTGGCAGAGGATGCCGGCAACAACGAGATCGGCCTTGAAGTGATCTACGCCGCCCAGAACGCAATGATTGCTGTAGCAGAGCGCTTCCACCGCACCGAGCGCCTGGTGTTCGCGGGCGACGAGCTGCAAGCATTGAACGCCGGTATCGCCCTGTTCGAGAACATGGTCGACACGGTAACGAAGCGCCAGTACACGCGGGCGGCTGGCGAGACGGTCAACCGGAAGAATCGCGGCGATGTGGTGAAGATCAGGCGCGAAGGGAATACGAAACGTTTTGAGTTGAGGGCGGCATGACCTCGACAACCAAAATTTGGCACGAATGGACGACAGTCGAGATTCGCATTCTCAAGGAAATCTGGGCCTGCAATGAGCCGCTCAAAACCAAAATGCACCTCTTACCTAGGCATACCCTTCGCGCCACGCTGGTCAAGGGTCAAAACCTCGGACTCGCCCAACGCCGGAATGTGAAGTCGGAATATTCGCCAGCGTTTGCCGTGCTGAAGGCGTCTCTTGAATCATCTTCTGACCACGCTAAGGGTCTGTCGGAAAGGACCGGAGTTTCCTATCGCCGAGTCGGCGAGTTTCTGAAAGTGATGCATGACGCCGGCCGCATTCATATTACCGGTTGGCGGAAGACGGAGGTTAATGGGCCGCCCTTTCCAATTTACGCATGGGGAGAAGGAGACGACGTTCGCAAGCCCAAGCCTGCAGCGATGCGGAACCGCCTCAGACGCAAAGACGTTCCGCGCGTCGGGGCGAATCCTTTTACCCAGCTTGTTGCATATGCGCGTGATGTTCCACGGGAGGCCGCCTAATGACCACCTGGACTAGCTGCGCCACGCCTCCAGAGCGCAATGGAATGTTCCTCGTTCGCCGATGCTACTCAACCGGCGAGCAGATGGAAGACCCGGAGCCGATGCGCTTTGATGGCGAATGGATACAACGGGCCGGATCGTGCGTGATGCCTTATGACGTGTGGGCTGAGCTTGGAGGTGGGGAATGAACTGCAAACCGGGTGATTTGGCGATCGTCGTCAGCGTGCCGAGTCAGTGTGGAGCGATTGTTAATGTCGTCAGAACTGCGCCCTTACAGCGGTTCAAGCTGCCCGATGGGAGACC